TTTTTATGGAAGTTCTGTTAAGACTTTATAGAAGAACTGTTAAGACTTTATGGAAGATCTGTTAAGACTTTAACGTAATGTAGTTAAGCATATCCATAACATAACATAACATATAGGGAGAAATGGTCTAAAGACCATTTTCCCCAAGAATAATTAGAAGAGGAGGAGTTGAATTGGTTGAGAAATTTTGGTGGATTACAACGGATAGTGTAATTGAAAAAGACGTGGGTTTTGTCGCCCATGGAGTAGCGAAGAAATATAAAAGTTTTGCGAAGTTAAAAGGGGTGGTTTGGAAGTGGTTTAGACGCCAGGCTGGGAGAACCGATCTAAATGCAGCTGAGACTATTGTTCTTTGGGCGATATGTGAACGTCATAGAGCAGAATCAATGAGTTGTCGTGATGCGTTTAGTTATTTAGCGAAGATGACAGGATTAACACCGAAAACAGTTGGCAAGGCTATTCAGTCTTTGGTGGATAAAGAAGTTATTTGGTTGGCGGTAGAGGGAGAGAGGGTACTCTTGCGGAAAGCAAGACGGAATGGGAGAAAGCATATTCTCCTTATTGGTCTAGGGGTGGCTATGGTTGAGGAGGGAGACTAGAGGTTCTCAAATATCCTAACAGCTATATAAATACCTATTAGGATAGTAAGCCAGATTAAAAAACCTATGCCGAATATGAAGCCTATTATCTCAATCATATTTGTTCCACCTTGGTTTTCTTGCGTTTATCTCTTGGGTACTCAATGACTACACGACCACTAGCAAAACGTGTTTCAATCCGTCCTGGTCTTATATCAAGCATGGTTATTTGTCCGTCTAATTGCTCTTGGTCTAGGCGTTGGCGTTGTTCTTCTACTTTGTCGCTGTGCTGTGTCATGCTTTCACCTCTTGCAAGTTGTAAGCCTTAGCAAATGAATTATCTTTTTCTGAATATTCAGAATTAAGTTGTATTATTGCTCCGTTTGGTACTGCTGGACATTCTTTGTGTAGATCAGCTCCTAGCATTACCTTTTTATTTGCTCCGATAAATACTGTTATGCGATCTGAAAATATATTTATCAGTTGGCACATATCGACAAGCGATAATTGATTTGCGATCTCTATTAAATCGCCTTTGTAATGTTTTTCTTTTACTTTTTGCATATTTAATTACTCCTATTGAAATGCGATCTGTTTGATTAAGTTTTCTATTGATGCCAAGGTTTTTTTCTCCTCGGTTGTCTGCTTGGCCTTGGTTATTAATTGTTTACCTTTATCGGCTAGGGCGTTAATGATTAAATCCCTTTCCTTGTCGGTTGCTTGTAGTTTAAGAATTGGCATTTTCGCTTTCCTCTATCGATTTGATAGTTTTATCTGCACATTCAGAACAAAAATAACTTTGTAAATTAATATTTTTATTTTGTTCTTGCCATTTATTTATTTGAGTATCGGAACAATCAAGTATTTCTTCTATACCTAAACAACCTGCTAATTCATCATTCCAAGTAAAATCTGTTTCACATACTTCACAATTTCTTGTATCTAAATTACTCATCTTCGTTCTCCTATTAAATAACTGCTTTCGCAATTACGATTATTATAAAAACCATTAGAGCAACAAAGATCAGATTTTCTGTCATCTCTCGTGCTACATCGTGCCATGGTTTAGGTTGTCTTGGTTTGTTGAATTGTTGGGCGTAGTCTTTCATTTACGCCACCTCTTCAGAATTAAGAATTTGATAACAAATATTTTCAACTGACCACCAAGCTAAAAGATTTTTAAATGATGTATCGCTGTTTATATCTTTAGCACCTGTTAAAGCTCCGATATATTCAAAGACATCTTTATAACCGAATTGCTTTGTCTCCTCTTCTAACATTTCCCATATTTCATTTTTATGGTCATCATAGAATTTTGTTGTGTCGTCATAATAAATAAGATCATTACAAGCTCCATTTACACAACCTTGTTCAGATATGTTTTTTATATCTTCTGTTTCTTGGGTTTCTAATATCCATTCTTTAATATCCATCTCTCTCTCCTAATGTGTAGCCTTAATTGGCTACATAAGAATTTTAACATCATAAAACATCACAAAACAACCCAACAAGGGCAAAAAAGTGGTCTTTTTGTATAAAAAGGGCGGTTTTTCCTATAAAATCGGCATATAAAAGGGGCATTAATGGAACAAAAAGAACAAAAACTTCCTAAAAAACCAGGCAGAAAGCCAATTAATATAGATATTGTTGAGTTAGAAAGACTTGCTGGAATGGGATTGAGTGAGCGTCAAATAGCGTCAGCTCTTGATATAAGCAATTCTACTCTGACTAGAAAGAAACATATTAAGCAAATAGAACACGCTTTAAAAAAGGGAAGGGCAAAAGCTGTTGCCTTGGTTAGCTCAAAACTTTTTGATAATGCGATGGAAGGAAAAGAAACCTCGGCCATTTTCTTTCTTAAAAACAGAGACCCCGAAAACTGGAAAGATCGTCAAGAAGTAATTAACGCATCAATTAATTTGAATGATGTAATAAACGTGGCAAAGACCAGGATCGGCGGTTCTATGACAAATATAATTGATGCGAAAGAAATAAACCCTTTACATACAAGCGATGGAGAGGGGGGACAACTCGTTTCAAAGAAGTTGCAAGAAAAAAACAAGGTTAAGAGCTGATTAATATTTACCCCCAAAGATTAAATCAGCAGCAAGGATGGAAAACCTTTTGGCGTTCGCTCCTCGCATCAAATCGCCAATATACCCCCCCTTGCACTTTTGCGACGGGGCAATGTATGTGGAACTGTTGAACTAAAATTTTTTTATTTTTTATGGCAAAGCTAAAAGTAATACCGCTTACACTTAAAACCGCAAACTCTTATGTTAAGGAGTTTCACAGGCATAACAAGACTTGTACTGGTCATCGATTTTCTATTGGCGCATTAGATAACAATAACAACATAGTGGGTGTGGCAATTATAGGTAGACCAGTTGCAAGAATGTTAGATGATGGACTAACAGCAGAAGTTAATCGTGTTTGCACCAACGATGATAGTCCTAAAAATGTTTGTTCGTTTCTTTATGCGAGATCGTGGCGTATATGGCAACAGATGGGTGGCGAAAGAATGATTACTTATACATTGCAGTCTGAACCTGGTTCGAGCTTAAAAGGTGCTGGATGGAAAATTTTTGGTAAAACCAATAAAAACGACTTTTGGAATACAAGAAAAAAAACAAATGTGGGTTATGTCGAGGATAGAACCCCTCAAACTGTAGATGGTCAATTAAAATTTAGGTGGGAAGCTCAATGAAGTACGGAGTAAAACAAGAACAAGAACTCATGACCGAAATCTGGTCAATGAACATCAAGAACGATCCCTACAACTTTGTTAAGTTCATCTTCCCTTGGGGAGAACCAGGCACACCCCTCGAAGAATTTACAGGCCCTCGCAAGTGGCAGGAAAAAATTTTACGAGATATTTCCATACACATACAACGCAACAACGGAAAGACTACACCAGAGATGTTTAGACTTGCAGTCGCAAGTGGTCGTGGTATCGGCAAATCAGCCTTGGTCGCATGGCTCATACTTTGGATGCTCTCAACCAGAGCTGGTTCTACCATTATCGTTACCGCTAACACCGAACAGCAGCTTCGATCAAGAACTTGGGCAGAACTAGGTAAATGGCTAACCCTTTCCATCAACAATCATTGGTTTACAAAAACAGCTACCACAATTAAACCCGAAGGTTGGTTTGAAGAAGCACTCAAAAGGGATCTAAAAATAGATACTGGCTACTACTACGCCCAAGCGCAGTTATGGAGTGAAGAAAACCCAGACGCATTTGCTGGTATTCACTCTAACTACGGAGTTTGTCTCATCATGGATGAGGCATCAGGTATACCAGCACCTATATATTCCGTATCAGAGGGGTTTTTCTCCGAACCAACCGAAAATCGCTTTTGGTTTACCTTCTCTAACCCACGCAGAAACACAGGCCCATTCTACGATTCCTTCCATTCCAAGCGTAAATTCTGGG